CACCGAGCGAATTGGTCAGACCGCTAGCGAGCGCGGTGTTGCCCTTGTTCAGATAATCGGAGTACAGAGCGCGGTTTTTATCCGCAGCGTCACGCTCCGCGCCACCCCCGAAGAGGGTATCGAAGAAAGATGCCATGTGGTGTCCTTAAGTGTATGCCGAAACAGGCGGCGTGAAGTTGCCTGTCCAGCGGGCTATGCCGACGCTTAGACGAACCTCGTCGAAGTAAAATGAAGACGGAGAGCTTGTGCTTGCACCAAGTCGCCCGATGGACCACGCGCCGTTGCCGTCCCACATCGCGCCAGACAGGGACACAGAACCTTCCTGAGCGCCGTTCAGAAACAAAAGGCCGCTAGAGCCACTTCGCACAAGAGCAAAATGATTCCACGAGGACGTGCTGTTAAGGTTCGTTGTCGAGGACACGCCTTTTGACCCGACACCATCCCTTAGAGTCGCAAAGACAACTCCGCCACTTGACCGCTGCAGATAAATGCTTTGGCTGTCTGCCCCGCCTGCCGCGTCGGACTGGCCAAGAATGTTCACAAAGCCAGACGTGCCGTTGAAGTTAAGCCAGAAGTCTAAGGTCCAGTTGCCAGAACCAAGCGTGAAGTCCGCATGGTCTGGCGTTGTGATGTAACCGGACGCGGTGAGCATCGAAGTTGCACCGAACTTCGCTGCTGCCGTGCTTGTCGTTGCGTTAGTCGGCGTCCATGTCTTGGCAGAGCCACCGGCTGCAACATCGGTGAATGTCGTTCCGCCGTTGCTGCCGTCCATGTGCAGCAAGACTTTTGTAAACGCATCGTTGCCGGGAGTGCCGTTGCTGGAAATCAGCCCAAGCCCGAAATGGCTCACGCGATCAGGCTCCCGCTCAACTGCCAGGTATCAGTCGCACGCTTGTAGAGCGTGGCGCTAGCGTACTGACCTGCAATCGACTTGTAGCTCGCCAGCGACGTAATCGTGACACCGGAGCCTTGCGCCAGCGTTGTCTTGCCTGCGCCGGTCTGAGTGACTTCGATTTGTGTTCCGACCGGAAAGGCTACGGACGAATTTGGCGGCACCGTCACCGTGACCGGCGACGAATTGGAGAACTCACAGATAATTCCAGCGTCCGACAAAGCGAACGTATAGCTCGTTCCCGTCTGCGGATTGATGGTTCGAGTGATGTTAGACTTAAGCGCAATCGCTGCATCAATCGAGGACGTGTCGTAATCCGAAAGAGGGTTTAGTGTTTCTACGAACTTGAAGAACAGATACCAGTTCGGGTTCACCGAACCATCTGGCATGATGACCGGCTCGTTAGCTGCCGGTGCGATGACCTTACGAACGCCCATCAGCGCAGCACATCCGCCTGCATGTCAGCACCCATGAAACCGAACGGCACCGAGCTTGATTCATCGAAACGCCAGCGGACGCCCTGCACTTCAGCCTGCCCCCACAACGACGAACGCACGCGACCCGCAGTTAGCGATTGACGGCCAATCTTGATCGGGCGGCCATTGCTCCAAGTCGTTCCGCCGTCGCGGGAGATGGACACCTCAACATCTGGATCGGTCTGTACCGGGTCTGCTCCGGTCGCTATACCCGCGCCCTTCGTAATCTGCAATTCCAGCGTGTTGATCCGCAAAACTTGCGGGAACGCGCCCATGGGGCCTGTTTCGATCCGCATTCGCAGCGGGTCGCCAATCTCGTCATGGACTCTTGCGCTAATCTCGCGCAAATGGCCCGTCAGCTTGTCGCCGCACAGCCATTTGTTGAACGCCTTCACAGGCTGCGTCCCCCGCCAGTAGCCAAGCAAATGGCTTTGGCGCTCATGCCACGACTGCAGCGTTGTATCGAACTCCCACGTCCACGACGGGGATTGCACCACAACGAAGCCACGGCCCTCTGCGATGTAGACTGAAACAGAGATTTGCGTCTTGTCGGACTCGGCCTCGATCAGAACGTCAAGCTCTGACGGAGACACAGGTTCTGGCGTGTATCCATTGAGACGGGATACGCGGAAGTCATCGCCAACAAGATAGATGCCCTTGCCCCAGCCATCCTCATGGCCAGCAATGGCATAAGGCCCGACAATGCCGCGCGCGATGGTGGCAATGTACGAGAACAGATAGCCCGTATCGTTGACCTGCCCGCCCCAAACCTCCGTGGACGACGATCCCGCCAAAAGCAATTGGCCGTTCCCAAGCGGGATAGGCCGGTAAAGCGTGTCTGGCTTGCTCTCTGCCGTGGCTACGGACAGCGTGTTGATGTTGGTCGAGTTGGTATCGGAGTTACGGACTTTCCCGTCACCATAGCTGAAATGAAAAGCACCGCGCAAATATGCAACAGCATTGGGCTGGCCCACGTCTGCGTCTGGATAGCTGGACACAGCGCCAGAGGCGATGACAAACGCTCCATCGCCCGGTGACACGCCAACCACGTTCGGCGTCGAAGCATTATCCCGTGCAAAGATGATCGGTGCTGTAGAGCCTGGCACTGTGCCAGTTAGTGCAGTACCAGCGCCTCCCGCGCTCGTAAACGAATAGGCCGTGGTATCGACCACGACGTATAGCGTGTTTCCAACCTCGATTGCGCCACGGTAAACGTCGCCAAGCGTCGTGCCGAACGCCCTCATCCCCGGCACACGCCAGTAGACGAACTTCGATCCAGCTGTCTCAGGAAGTTGTTCCGGGAAGCAGTTAATCAGCCGCCCGCCCGATGATTGAGGCTTTCGACCCGGTGCGGAGAGAACCGGGAACGGAATGGCGGTCATCAGTAATAAACCGCCTTTGTCGTCTGATATGTCGGCTGCGAGGCCGATAGTTCACGCAATCGGTTTTCATGCTGGCGCACGACAGCAAGATCAACCGGAGCATTAGAAAACTTCGCGGCAGAGTGAACCGCCACAAGTCGCGCGATAGTCTGGAAGTACTTGTCGTCTATGGCGTCACGGTCGCCAACGTAGACAATACCTTCGATCTCGGCCAGCACCGGATCGATATTGCCATCAATCGTGTCGTATTCCGGCTGCCCGAGTGCTTCCCCAGCCATAGCTTTGCCGAGGATGGATGCAACTTCATAAACCAGATTGTCGGCGGTTTTCGACATGCTCGGCCCTCAAAGAGAAACGGGCGGCCCGAAAGCCGCCCGCCCTGTTCCTTACGGAATGATGTAATAGACCAGCATATTCAGGCGGCCAGTGCCGCCAGCGTTCGCCGCTGCGTTGAAGATGATCTGATGCACGGTTTCCGCGCTCAGAGTCTTCGGCCCGCCAGAGGCCAGCACACCAGCGCCGAACAGGCGAACGGTCGCGGTGTCATTTCCGATACCGTCGCCGGTCACGTTCACGAACACGCCCCACGCGTCAGTGTCGGCAGCATCAACGCCGTTAGCTGCATAACCAGCATCGAAGTCAAGCGCTTCCGTGCCTGTGTCGATGTCCTGGCCAAAAATGGCAACGTCGAGAATGACCGCACCCTTCGGGGTGCGGCACATCTGAATCACATCGTTCTGCGCAACGGCAGAGCCGATGTTGTACGTGCCATAGGCGACCTTGAGGTTACCCGCAAAGCCATGGCCCGCAACAGGCTTGCCAGAGGCAACCTGAGCGGAAGAAACAGTCCCAATAGCCATGTGTCAGACTCCTTACGAGGTTGCCGAGACGGAGAAGAAGCCGGTCACAACGCCGAAATCCTTCGGAGTCGTGCGGTCACTGCCGCCCGTGCCAAAGGTCAGCTTCTCGATGCCGTAGATCGACTCGATAGCCACGCCGCGCTTGTCGCCGTAGTCGAAGGTCTGTTCCTTCGAGGTCCAGCGCTTTGCGTATGCCGCGCCAACAGCCTGCGCACCGCACAGGAACACCGGCACAACGGTCGAAGTGCTGGAGTCGCCCAGATTGGTCAGGGTGTTGATGTCGTACATGTCCGGCACTTCCTTGAAGATGATGCCGTTCCAGAGCAGATCGCCGCCCTGAAAGAGACGGTTGTTCTCCATCTCCAGCTTCACTTCACGCTGTGCCTGCGTGATCGTGGTGTCCGCCTGCAAATCGCGGAAAGCCAGCGGGTGGCAGTACGCGATGAAGTAACGGCGGCCCTTCGATGCATCGACACGGATCGGGCGAATCTTTGGGTTCGCAGTCACCGTCGCCATGAACTTCATGGCCTTGGCGTTTACCGAGGTGAAGTTCTCGGTCGCGGTCGCGTTGGTCAACGTCGCCAGACCCGCCGACAAGTCGGTCTTGGCCGTATAGGCGTTATTGCCGAAGTACACGCGGTCGCTGTTGTTCACCAACCATGCGTCAAGCGCGGTCTGGTTGCCGCCAGCGGCCACATCAGTGGCGTTCATGTTGATGACGGAAGTGCCGTCAGTCATGGTGCCGAGCG